GCAACCGCCACCACCACCACCCGCGACGACAAGGTACTCCACCGCGCTAACACCGCTCGGGCAAGTCCATGTGCCGCTAGAAGTGAACGTGGCTACGACAGATTGGACGGGGACGGTGTATTTGAGGATGACGATGCCGGAGCCGCCTGCTGCCGCTGTTCCGGATACAGACCCGCCACCGCCGCCACCAGTATTAACCGTTCCAGAACTTACAGGAGTTGTACCGGGCGATGAATTACCGCCGTTACCGCCGCCCCCTGCTCCACCAGTTCCGGCTGGGTTATTGCCTGAAACGCTGCCACCACCACCGCCTGCGTAAGTTACAGATGATCCAGAAATACTAGATGCCGTGCCAGCACCGCCGTTGCCAGCATTTGGGTTTGTTGCGCTACCGCCTGCGGCACTTGCTCCGCCACCACCTCCTGCTGCATAAGGCGATGAATTGGCAGACCCATCTCCGCCATTATTTCCTTGAGATGGGGAAGTGTTAGGGGTATTACCAGCGCCACCAGTTTGCGCTGAACTTGCTCCACCTCCAGAACCACCGGCAGTTGCAGCATTTGGTGTATTTGCATAACCACCGCCTCGCCCCCCGCCTGTGCTGGTAATCGTGCTAAATATGGAGTCAGATCCGGATGAAGCCGCCGCTACCGGGGAGGGAGATGCAGAACCAGCAGACCCACCGCCGCCAACGGTAATTGAGTAGTTTGTGCCTGCGGTGACGCTTAGACCTGTGCCAGTTCTAAAACCGCCTGCTCCACCACCTGCGCCATTATTGGAATTGCCACCGCCGCCACCAGCAACGACAAGGTATTCAACTTGCGTCACGCCGGTCGGGGCAGTCCAGTTACCCGATGCGGTAAAAATCTTGTACTCGGTAAATGCCCCACCGCCCGCAACTCTAGCGGCGAGGAGCAACTGCATAATGCCGCTCATGGCTTTAGCTCACGTTGCCAGAGATAACGCACACCGTACCCGACAAAAACAAAATTGTCGCTATGCCTCTTGTTGCGAGCGTAACGGTTGCTTTGTCTGCGTCCGTGCCGCCGATGTAAGCCGTTGTGATCGTGCAGGTGATTGTGACATTGCCCGTGGTGTTGTTGAACACCGACACCACATCACCTAATGCAAACGTGGCGTCAGGAATGGTCACCGAGCCGCCGGTTCCAACCTCAATGAACTCGCCAATGTCGCCTGTGGCAAGCGTGTACGAGGTGGTCTTGGCTGATCCCGAACGCGGGATGTTGCGGTAACCGACCGGGTTAGTACCGTCTACGGTGCAGTTAGCGAGGCTGCCGGTCGTTGTTCCTGTGCCGCCGTTGGCCGTTCCCAACGTGCCGGTGACGCCCGAGGACAGGTTGATGCTGCCAAGGGTTTGCTTAAACGAGCCGTTGGTGTCAAACGTGCCATCAGTCGTCCAAGTGTCGCCTACATTCAGCGTGACCTTGGCGATGGTTCGCAGGGTGCCATTGTTGTCGTAGGAGATGGTAACCGTGACGGCTGCCGTGTCCTTGTTCTCAATGGTGATGTTTTTGATGACGCGCCGAGTGCTAGAAGCGGGCGCAGCCACCAAGGTGACGCTGCTGGTGCCGTTTAGCACACCGTCTGATGCGCCCTCGGTGAACGCCGATCCCGTGTCATCGGCCCATGCAGCCGTGAAATCAGGGTTGGTCGTGGCCGCCGCGCCCGACATGACGACGACGATGGATTTAGTAGTTGCGTCAAGTACAAGAATGCCCATTTTTAGTTACCTCAAGAGATAAACCAAGCGAAGGCATTGGAGCCACCGCCCCCACCGCCGCCAGATTGTGCGACCCAAGACAAAACGCCCGAGCCATCTGTTCTCAAAACATAACCCGCGATGCCATCTGCGTTAGGCCAAGTATACGTCGCGGAACCTGCTGATGTTTGAGCGATAAAGCCGACGTATCCCGAGGATGCGCCGATAAAGCGCATCGCTGCCACGTTCGCCGAGGCGATGGATGCGTTGGTTGCGGTCAGCGTGGAAACTACCGCTGTACCGATGTTGGCCGAGCCGATGGATACCGAGGCAATCGTGCTAATCACCGCGGTGCCAATGTTGGCCGAGGCGATACTGGCTCCCGTTGCCGTCAATGCCGCGACATTGGCCGATGCGATGCTTGCTCCGGTGACCTGTGCGTTACCGAGGTTGGCAGAGGCGATGCTGGCCGACGTAGAGGTGAGGTTTGTCACCGTGCCGGTCGTAAAGAGCGCCACCGCACCGTTGATGGACGCTGCCGAGGCTGCCGTGACATCCAACCGACCCGCATTGGCAGAGGCGATAGACGCCCCTGTAGCGGTGAGCGTGGTGATAACAGCCGTGCCGACGTTGGCCGAGGTAACCGACGCGCCTGCCGCTTGCAGGTCGGTGATGTTGGCGACTCCAACATTGGCCGAGGCGACCGATACACCCGTCAGCGTCAGAGCCGTGATATTGGCCGTGCCAAGGTTAGCCGAGGCGATGCTGGCGCTAGTGGATGTGAGATTAGTGACCGTGCCGGTGGTGATTAACGCCACACCCGCGTTGATGGAAGCGACCGATGCGCCCGTAGCATCCAATTGGGTAACCGCTGCGGTGCCGACGTTAGCCGATGCAACCGAGGCTCCCGTGGCTGTCAGGGTCGTAATGACCGCTGTGCCGACATTGGCAGAGGTGACCGAGGCTCCCGCTGCACGCAAGTCCGTGACATTGGCGATGCCAAAGTTAGCCGACGCCACCGACACGCCCGAAAGCGTGAGGTTGGTGATGTTGGCGTTGGTCAGGTTGGCCGATGCGATAGATGCGCTGGTAGCCGACAGGTCGGTAATTGTCGCCGTCGTCAGCAGCGCCACGCCCGCATTAACCGACGCAATAGAGGCTGCGGTGGAGGTGAGGTTAGTCACCGTACCTGTGGAGATAACCGCCGTGCCGACGTTTGCGGAGGTAATAGAGGCGCTGGTAGCACGCAGGTCTGTAACCGCTGCCACCGCTGCGTTCATGGAGGCGGTAGATACAATCGGCAGGTCGGATCGTCCGACCACCGCCAACGTACCGCCCACCACCAACGTAGAACCGATGCTGACGTTAGCTTGCAACGTCGTGTTGCCGGTAACCGTCAGGGTGCCGTTGATCGTTGTGTTGCCGAACGAGTTGGCAGCGTTGATCATTTGGAATCGCGTGCCGTCGTAGACGACCATCACGATTTCGCCAGATTGGATGTCACCCGCAATCAGCGCCGTACTGCCGTCTCGCGTGACTGCTTTTGCGCCAAGGCTGTTGATGTTGAGCGTGACAGCGCCGGTATTGGTGCCAGCGGCGACCCAATAGAACATTTGGCCTGCTTCATACGCCGCAAGGACAGGCGAGAGCGTGCCGGTAACGGTATCTGCACCGCTGACCGTGATCAGTTTGACCGAGGTGGACTGTACTTGTGAGAGGTTAGCGGCGTCGGACGCCAGCGTACCCACCGCAAGGCCCGTGATCTTGTTGCTGCCCATCGGGATGTTAGCCGTGGGCGTGGATTGACCGTCCTTGGTGATGCAGTTGGTCAAGCCGGTAGCAAGGTCAGCCGTCAGAGCGTTGAAAACGGTTGACGAGATAACCGTGTTGGCAACGACCGGCTGGCCTGCCGAATTGATGACAAATACGCCGCTGCCGTTAAAGCTCACTTGGATTCCTCCTCTTCCATTCGCGCAAGTTGAGCCGCCAACTGCCGCGCATAATAGGGGTCAACTTTACTGCCTGTTGCAGCAGCCTTCTTCATCATATCTATGGACATAGCCATAGACGGGTTGTCTTTTACAAATTTCTTTACACGCTGATCGTTTTGTAAAAACGATGCAATTTTTTGCGGTAGCGTTGTGCCGCCGCGCATTAACTGACTAGCTTGACGGACGTTGTACGCCGTTCCTGCTGTTGCGCCAGCACGACCAACTGCACCCATCGTCGCTGTAGTTGCAGCGAGAGCAGGATTGATTGCATACGCGCCGCCTGTTGCGATGCCGGTCACCGGGCCAGTTGGCAAGAACCGCCCCATTGCCCGCATTGCATTGTCAATCGGGCCGCCGCGCACCACCTCAAGGATGGCTTCTTGCTCTGGTTTTGAAAACCTGCGGAACTGTTTGGAGTTAGCAAGGGTGCGAAACTCGGTTCGCAAAGCATTTTCATAACCCGCAGCGGTAAAGAAACTAGTCTTGTTTTTTGCCCGCTCAACAGCCTCGTCTAACGTCTCACCTTTGCTCATTTTTGACCAAAGGTTACGCGCTTCGGTGATAGCAGGTGCTGCTACGGCAGGATCGCCCGCCATAACATCAGCAGGCTTTAAATCAGCAATCAAATCATCAATTTTGTCACGGACACCCAAGATTTTTGCCATGTCGTTATCGGTGGCATCTCGGGAAATAGAAGCCGTGACCTTACGACGCAATTTGTAAAGACGGTCAAGCGTTATTGGTTGATCTCGGTACAACTCAAGTGCCTTAAACGCCTTTGCAGCGCCAGGCTCTAACGTCGTTACAACATCAGGATCAATATCTAGGTTGTAATTGATGTCGTCCAACATATCGTTGAACTTGTCTTTCTTAATCACAACGCCAGCGTCACTTGCCCGCTTAAACGCCGCCGTAGACATTTCGCGCAGTTTTTCTGGGCTTTCTGCGCCAAAACGAAACGCAGCAGCCTCTCGCGGCAATTTAGTGACCACATTGGTCGCCATTGTCAGCGGGTCAATGTATTCAGAGGTTTTCTCTAACGCTTTGCCAAGTCTTTCGGCTTTTGGCACTTGCCGCAACAAAGTGCCGGTGCCACGCCCGACGAGGGAAACGTCCATCATTGCGCCAAGCGGGTCGGTTGCAATCGTTTCCTTGGCTCGCGCTGTGGTGCCATAACGCTCTGCTGGAGCATTGGCAATCGCTTCGTACGTTTCAACGTCCGTAAGTGGGCTTTGGCCGCGCAGCACATTGAGCGGTGTCGGCGCAATGCTGCCAAGCCCCTCGGTTACGTCGCTTGGGCGCAAATTGCGTACAAAATCTATAGCGCCAGAAATTTGCTCTGGAACACGCGCCACGCCACGCGATAACGCGGTAGACCACGATTGCTCTTGCGGGCGGCTTTCGTCCGTATTTGCCTCTTCATAAGCCTTAAGAAAGGCTTGGAATTCAGGCGTGCCGCGCTTGTTTTGGTTTCGCGCAATCCAATCCGCGTATTCGTCTGCGGTAGGCATTACCGAACTCCTTTAGCGCGTTGACGCTCTTCCTCAAGAATCCTATCAGCGATTGATCGGCTTTCGCTTTGCTTTGGTTTTGCTCGCGGATACGCCATGCTTTCTGGCTCATATTTCGGCGGCGCATAACCAATGCCCATATCGCCATACATTCCTTCCCATGAAGAAGTGTAACGATTGCGTGAAGCATCAATTTGCGCCCGAGCGTTGCGAATAGCTCGGCGTAAATCATCAGGATTTTTTGCCGCAACGACTGCGCCAAACGCACCCTCAAGTCGCGGCCATTCTTGAACAGTCATGTTGCCGAAAGCGCCGCCCGATGTGGATGCTTGGCGAGCCTCGTTGACTGATTGAATGCTAGTTCCTTGCAAGAACCCATTGAACACGGAACGAGCAGATAACGCAGACGGGTCAACATCAGTAATTTCATACTGATTAAGTTTGCCTGCAATACGATCCAATCCCGCATGGTTTTCAAGATCGGCAAGATACGCATCAAGCTGATCCAATTTGCCCAAGCCAACTTGCGCTGCCATGCGCGCCTTCGGCAATTCTTGCTGCAATGCAAGACGCTGCTGCGGCGTTGCGGTTTGAATGGCTGGTAACGGCTTTGGTTTTTCGCCAGTTGCAGGCGCTTGCGCGGTCGGCGCAGCAACGCGAGGCGCTGCGGGCGGCACAACAGGAGCAGTTGGCGCTTGGCGCGGCGTAGCAGCAACTGAAGGCGGCCCTGCTTGCGGAGCAGCAGCAGGTGCGGCAGGCGGCGCAGTAACCTGCGATTGGAACGGGAACCGCAGTTGTGGCGCGGTTTGACCGGTTTCAAACGTATATTGGCCGCCTTTAATACCAAACTCACCTGTTCTAAACATCGCATCAATTTGCTGTTGCGGGGTAAGCTCCGCGTATTCACGCGATTGGAGCAGCGTGTAATCAGGTTTGCCCGCTTGTACGCTTGCATCAAACTTTTGCAAACTTGCTTGCGTAAATTTAGATGGGTCTATAGAACCATACGGCGATTTTGCCTTTTCTGGCTCTTTAAGCATTAACGCCAAACGCTCTGCCATCAATGGGCGATCTTTCAGCGCAGCCGTGCCAAGGCTTGTTGACGCCATGCCCAGCACTTCTTCCGGTGCGCGGCGGTACTGCGATTGGCGCGTAACTTCGCTCAATTCGGTCTGCTCGGGGATGGCGGCAGCACGACCCATAAACGGCGTGGCCTGCATACGCTGAGTGTACTGATCTAGCGTCTCCTCTGGACGCTTCGCCATCTGCGTTTCTAGTTCAGCATCAGGCTGGTAGGTATACCCGCCCTGCATACGGCCAAGCATACGCTGGGCGTAATCAGCCTCCATGCCCTTGGCTTCCTCGGCCGCCTCTTGCGCTTTGCGGCCTTCGCGGGCAGTTAAATAGCCCTGCAATGCCTTTACGAGCGGCGCAGCCTTGGGGATCGGCGCTGCGTTGCCTTCCATCGGCTCGTACTGTTGCTGTGCAAGAGCTTCAGCCAAAGCAGCACGGCGACGGGCTTCTTCTACTTGACGCTCGTACTCGCTTGGTGCGCGAAAGGTCGGGACATATCGTACTGTTTTAGCCATTTTCAAAGTCCCCTCTGTATGAGCCTCCCTGCGGCGTTGTCATACCTGCGGGAGCGGGCATACGCGGGCGCTGCATCATGCCGCCCACTTGCGGTGAGCGAGGCGGCCCCATCTGCGGCTGGCCCATGCTGCGAACGGGCGGCCCGTAACCCATCGGACGACCACCCTGCATAGCCTGCGGTGGGCCGTTAAAGTTCATGGCCTGCGGCGGCACACCGGGGTTGGTGTTAGGCGTAGCGCCCGAGTACATCAGGTTAGGCTGCGGGACATTCCGCATATTGTTGCCGGGGCTGTTGAGCGACAGATTCCGCTCCTGCATTGCCAGCATACGCGCCATCTGCTGCGGCTTTCGGTCAGGGGTAAATCCGTTCATGTGGTGTCCTCAAAGTAACCCGTAGTTGACCATCTTGTAGCCATCGGAACGGGTTACGACCGCCTCCGGTAGCACCGTTTCAACCTCGTCTGCCATTACGCCGCGTTGACGCTCGCCGTTGATGTCGTATTCGTATACGCCAATGCCAAGCGGGTGAGTGCCGACGCGCACGATGTTGGACTTCAACCGACGATCTGACGTAAACAATCCCGCTACGCCAAGCGGGCCGCCTGCTGCCGTACCGACCGCTCCAGCAAGGCTGCCTAACATTCCCATACCAGCGTTGTACGAGCCAACTTGGTTCTGGTAATTTCGTTGTGCAAAATCGCCCGCCGCCTGACCCGCTTGGAACAACGGAGCAGGAGCCACGGTAACGCCGCTGTAGCCTTGGAACTGCGGCACGTTGACCTGACCGCCTGACAACAACGCGCTGATCTCGTTGACCGGGATGCTGCGAATGGCGGCCTGCTGGGCAAGTGCCTGCTGGATCGCGGTGTTGCGGAACTGCTGTTGGGCGATGTTCTGCTGGAACTGCTGCTGTTGTGCGGCGTTTGCGGCAGCCTGACGCGCCAACTCTTGCTGGTAAGCCTGTGCCTGCGCTTCGTTGTAGAACCCTGCGGCTCCCTGCGCCTGACCAACCTGCTGCGCTTGGCGGGCAAGGTTTGCTTGCTGCGCGGCGACCTGCTGCTGGAAGTTTTGTGCAGCGGCTTGGTTGTACATCTGCTGCTGCGTAGCGCCTTGCTGAAAAATCTGCTGCAACGCTTCGTTTTGCAGTCGCGCTTGGTCAAACGTCGTCTGGTAGTTCTGCGCCAACGCCTGATTAGCAAGTTCTTGCGCTGACTGACCCATGCCAAACTGCTGCATCAACCCTTCACGGTTGAACCCAGCCGCACCGAGGGCTTGCTGATAGTTCTGACCGAGGGCTGCGTTTTGCGCCTGTTGTGCCGCTAACGCTTGCTCAAAATTCTGGCCGATGGCCTGATTTTGCATCTGCTGTGCGGCTTGGCCTTGTGCAAAGTTCTGCGCGATGGCTTGGTTAGCGGCTTCTTGCGCTTGCTGTTGCGTGCCGAACGACGCTAATTGCGCCTCGCGACCAAACTCACCTGCCTGCAAACGCTGCTGGAAGGCCTGCTGCTGCGCTTGGTTTTGCGCGGCCTGCGTTGCCAACGACTGCTGGAGGTTCTGCCCCAAGCCCGTGTTGTAAAGCTGCGCCTGCTCCATGCCTGCGCCAAAACCTGACAATGCGGCTTGGTTGGCGAACATAGCGCGGGATTGCTGCTCACCAAATGCCTGCTGGCGAGCGGCTTGATCAAGGCTGATGCCCTGCGCTGCGGCCTGCAACAGAAGGTCGTTTTCCTTCTGCATCTGCGCCGACATGGCCGAGTTATACGCCTCGCCACCCGGTCGCAGACCTTGGTTGATTAGTTGCGTCTGGAGTTGCTGACGCTCACCCTGCAACTGCGGTGACAAACGCGACAGCAATGCCGTCTGCGCCGTCATGCCAGCGTTTACTGGCCCCTGCGGCAAGTTGGCAATATCAATCTGGCTCTGTAACTGCGGGCCGCCCACAAACTGTTGTGCGTAGCCAAATTGGCCTTGAGCGGGGCCACCGGCCACACCGCCGATGCCTGACAAGTCAAGCCCTTGCAGGTTCAATCCCTGCGGGCCAGCGCCTGCCATGCCGTACAAACCACCTGACGGGCCGCCTTGTGCGCTTCCAAACGCTTGCCCACTTGGAGCGGCTTGCGATGTGAATTGACCGGCATCAAACATGCCGAGATTGGTCGGTGCAGCGGGGCCAGCCCCTGCCATACCAAAATACTGGTTCTGCGCGGTGCTTGCGCCTTGCACCGGAAGGTTAACCGTTGCCTGCTGGCCTGCGGTGACCTGTCCGGGCAATTCTCCTTGACCGTAAGTTGCGGTTGGAGCGTAAGCGCCTTGCGGTGCGCCTTGAATTGCACCCGATGAGCCGATGTCGTAACCAAGGCTCGGCAGGTTTTGCGGGCTAAATGCCGACGCGATGCCAAGGTTGCCAAGTCCTTGTGCAGCGCCACGCGCCGCCTGCGACATATACAACTGCGCCTGCTCTTGCGCTCGCAGAGCTTGTTCAGCCTCGGGGCTAATGGTTTGCCGAACGGTTGGCTGTTCAATAAACGTCGTAAACTGATCTTGGCTTGGAGCCTCGCCCGCATACTCGGGGCCATATTGGGCAATGCGATCCTGATAAGCCTGCAACGCCTTGTTGTAGGCGTCGGTGTCTACAGTCGGGGTTTTCTGCCAAGTCACCGTCTGCGACCCGGTGGGGCCGTAGATGTTGGGATTGGACATATATGCCGACTGCTTGGCAGCGGCCAAGTTCGCCTCACCCTGCTTGATGGCTAGGGTGGTGTAGTCAGGCGCTGGCGGCGGTGCTGGTGATTTTTTGCCCATACCTCGGCTCCAAGAAACGACACCTGTCTGGTGTCTGCGTCATAAAAACAATGTCTCCGTCAGGTGCGCCGTCTTTAATACGCGCTTCCTCCGAAAACCCCATTTTCGTGACCAGTTTCAGCGCCCGGGTATGGTTGCTGGAAATCGGCCCTATTATCTTATCAACATTTGCGACGTTGTAGGGATAGTCGTACACAGCGGCCAAATATGCCGGTGTGACTTGATCCCAAGTGATGTGGCAAACGACCGATCTGCCGTTCCACATCTCATAAACCGTACCGGCGACAAGCTCGCCGTCTCGCTCTAACCCAATGGCAACAGAGCGGTCGGGGTTATACGCCCCGTCTGTGCGTGACATCACCCAATGGCCCACATGGGGGCCGCTGACTATATTCCAGCCCATCCGAGTTGATACACCACATCAGTTGATGCCCACTCAAGCGATACGTTTTTGCTGCTGCTGTTGAAAATGATGCCGCCGCAATAACCGATACCGCTCAAACCTACCACCGTGTTGCTCGCAATCGTGTTGCTGCCCCAAATGGCCTGATCCCATAGACCAACGTCCCACAAACCATAGTTAGTGCCGACAAACGACAGCGCACCGAGGAAGTCATCGGTCTGGAAATCAACCGCAATACCCACGCCAATGGTCGGCTGACCGTTGGAGTAGGTAGTTGTGCGGCCACGGGTGAAATATTTAATGACGCCACGAGTGTCAAAGTAGTTGAAGGCTTGTAGTGCCCTGCTGTTGATGGCCTGACCGTTGTCGTTGTAGCCCGCCGAGCCGGTTCCGGTCGTCCAAGCCTTTGCGACATAGCCATCCGAACCGTAATACGGCTCATCGTTAAGCGATGACCAGCAGTTTGCGTACCAGCCGGTGAACCGACACCACGCCTTTGTGATGTTGTTCATCACAAACTGCACTTGCGAGTTTGACGCAATGGGAATGTTGACGATGAGAGCGTTGTTTAGCGGGTGATACAGCATCCCCCAGCCAAAGTTGTTCTTGTACGTTTTGGCGGCTAGTGCAAACGCACCTTGAATCTTGTCCGATAGCGCCACGTTGGGGTCAAGGCGTGAAGATTGCAGCGCCGATGCCATCGGAATCAGGCCATCCAGCGTCAAAACCAGCAAATCACCGCCGTATTTCAGCAAGCAACGCTTGGAGATAGGCGCACCGATGATCCAAACGCCGATTAGCGCCCATGTGGAGGCGCTAGAGGGGTCGGTTCCGCGATAAACGATGACCTCGCCCTGATCGGTGACAAAAACAAGGTTGTCGTCAACGCCATAACCTGCGTCAATCGTCCACGACGCCATAGATACAATGCTGCCGCCCAAGTGCGCGACCGATGACAGGTCAAGCGCGTTGGCCGCACCGCCAACAGATGCTGTCGGCAAATACCATGCTTTCAACGTGTCCTTTTGGATAAACCACATCCTGTTTTTAAACAGGGTAGGCGAGGTAAGCGTAGTGGTAGTGACGCCTGTAATGGCAGGCGTGGATGCTCCATCAATGGCCGTCCACGTTGATCCGTTATACAGCAGCGGCTTGTCTGCCCCGTTTGCGGCATAAAGATAACTACCGCCAGCGGTTGTAACGTTGGTGTATTCCCAGCGGTTGTTAGATAAACCTGATACCGCTGCGGCTCCTACCGGCCCTGCCACGGTAACATCAAAAATACTCCCGCCAACAACAGCAAATAACTTGTCTGCGGTGCCAGAACTATAGGTCATCAGCGTTTCAACTTGGCCTGTCATGCCTGTGGCGTGCTTGTCGTAGCCACCGCGCAACGTCACGCTGCTGACGCCGGGGAACAAATTGTCTAACGTAACGGCATCCGTGGGGGCCATGTTGGCAAGCGCATCGCGTGCGTTCCAGCCGCCCACAGGGGCGGGGAGGGACGCCACATTGGCTTGTGTGCGCTGGATAAGGCGGCGGCGAACGGGCGAGGCCATTTAGTTGTTACCCGTGCCGTAGCCCGAGTCGGGGATATTGTCGTATCCAATGAGTACGGTTCCCGGTCGTGGTGCAAACGAGAGATTGGCGGCTGCCGTGTCCTGCGCCACCGCTGCTTCCAGTTCCATCAAGAAATCGCGGTACAGCGCCGTGGTGTCAAAGCCCTTGGCCTCAAAGTACTTGAGCTTGGTCATCAACACCATTACGCGATCTGGGTAAACGCAGGTGTCGTTGTCAGCGGTAAAACTGTTTTGCACCAAGCCTGTTGAACTGTATGCCCAGCCCTTGCTGCGGTACTCAAAGCCGAGCAACTCGCCCGCGTTCATGCCCGGCCAAATCTGGAAATACTGACCGAGCAGACGCCAACGAATACGGGGGCCGGTGCTGATGTAGCCCGACAGCAGCCATTCCCATTGCTGCGGTGACTCGGGGCCGAGCATTTCCCAACGCTTGCTCTTATCCCAATGCGTGCGGTTGACCGTGCTGTAGTAGTCAGCAGGCATGGAATACTTCACTTTCTGGAAGATAACCTGCCCGCCGACCTGCGTCTCGGTGACCTGATAGTTGAGCGCGACCGAGGTGGGGCCAACGGATGTGATGTAGGTCGCATTGGGGATACCAACGCCCTGCACCTGATACGTCGTATCCAGCCCTGTTGTAGAGGCAAGGCCGGTGATCGCGGCCACCCCATTGACCCAATCACCCGTGGCGGTCGTCGCCTCGGTGTAGAAAGTATGCTGGCGCGTCAGTTCACGCCAATCAGCACGACGAAGCAACTCATAGCCTGCTGCGTTCATCAACGCCAAC